CACTTGTAGGCTCTTTAAACCCAAAGTTTAAAGGGCTTGAAAACAAGTTTTTAGGAAGAGCAGGGGCTGCCCAATAAACTATTATTTCGTTAGACATTACTTTAAGTTACCACGCATGCGAGCTTTAATTAACATGCTTAGGTCATCAAGAGAACCATTATTGTAAAGTATTTGATCAGCCCTATACCCATCTAAGTTAATCTCTGAAATATGGTTATTGACGGCGTACACATCAGGCCGTTTAACTCTCCAAAATTGAAAAGAAGGAAACTTTTGTTTTAAGTGCTCAACCTCGTTTAAATATCTAACATCGGTTATCACAACGTTGTCCTCATCGGATATATTAGAAAGAGCGGAGGTTACCCACAAATTGTCATCTAAGTAGGTCCTGCAAGATTCCCCTAAAGCTTGCAAAAGCCTACGAACTTCTTTATTCTTTTTTGCAATGTCCCAGCCCTCTTTGAGAACTAAATCTTGAATTGTTATGTCTTTATAGGAAACATCTACCATAACTACTGGATTAGTTGCGTACAGAACTTCTCTTATTTTGTCGGCAAACGCAACTCTTTTATAGTTATAGCTATTAATAAGAATCTTTGCTACTTCATCTTTACCAGAGCCTGCGTATCCACTTAATCCAATAATCATATAATTGCCCGAGCCCCTCTAACGTAGTGTTTAGCAGAGTCTATACCGTTTAGTATTTCCTCTTTACTCATTGCGCCTACATCTTTCATTTCAGTATGACTGTAATTAAAAAACTTAGCATTTATGTTAAAAGATTGACAAAGGTTTAAAACATCTAAAGATGCTTTTTTGCCAGCCACATCATTGTCTAAAGCAAATAAAACTTCTTTTGCAGACCTAATTAAGTTTAGTTGAGTAGAGGAAATAATTGAGCCATAAGTGCTTACTCCACCCATAACCCCTACGGAAGCAAGCCTGACTACATCTAGTGGAGACTCTACTACAATTATCCTGTCTGTATTAAATTGCTGATATCCAAATAAACAATTACTTTTTTGTACACCGGTTGGCCAGTTTTTAAAGTACCGAGTTTTATGTCCTTTTTCTTGCCACCCCACTAACTTACTCGTTACTGGATCCCGCATTACAGTTATCCACGAAAAGGTCTTTGAGCTCCACTTTACTTCATAATGTTGGGCCGCTAACAACGATAAGCCTCTATCTACTAATACCTCCGCTGGTGGATCGGTGAAAGCGGATAGCATAGATTCAGTAATTGGAATTGTGTCTTTAACGTCAACTTGCTCTGTCTTTAGTGCACGCTCAAGCTTTTTATTTAAATTATCAAAATCCGTACGTATCCAAGTTTTAATATCATCATTTGCAATGCCCTGTACTTGCTCTATTAAAGTACTTAACCCACCTTTAAATCCACAAGAAAAACAAATATGCATACCAGTGTTAGCATTAATCCACCAAGACGGGTTTCTATCTTCTTTTCCCGTTCTTTCTAAATGTGCAGGGCAATGGCACAAGTACTCATTACCGTTCTCACGAATAACCTCAATGTCAAGGCGGTCTAATAAGTCTGTTATATCAGAGCTCATAATCAACCTTCTGCCCAACTAACCCATCATTTACCATTTCGGCAAACAATCCTTGGTTCCAATCAAAGTCTAATGACACTTCTGTTCTAGGGCAGTTACGGCTTTCTAATATCTTTAATATACGTGTTATGTCTAAATCTTCCGCTTCTTTTTGCAAACCTAATACTACGTCCGCGTCTTGAACAAAAGATGAGGAGTAACCGATTGAGTCAGAAGTAACTTGACCTTTTTTAGCTTTCCACGGCAAAGTTTGTGTTGTAATAAAAATTGGCTTATTCATTCTTTGCGCTAATCTTTTTAAAGAACGAGTTATGTTAGTCAAAGCCTGTGGGGTATTAGCCTCTCCGCTTTGCTCATCAATCATTAAATAAACTCCATCAATAAAAACAACATCAGGTTGTAGCGTTTGCATTTTTCCAGCAATACCTGTAATCGTTGATCCTGCTGCAGAATCTACTAACCAAAACTTATGTTGTTCTGCCATACCTTTTAATATAGTTTTATACCTAGACTCTTCTTCTTTTGATAAAGCTCCGTCAAGAAGTCTGCGATGAGATATTTTTGATTTCATAGAGTCAAACCTAGACTCTTGTTCAGTATTGCTCATCTCAAAAGATTGAAACATAGGAACTTGTCCAACCCTATGCATGTTTAACGCTATCTGTAAAGCAAGAGTAGACTTTCCAGTTTTTGGGGGAGCAACTAAAACAATTAACTGTCCGTTCTGTACGCCACCAGTTGCTTGGTCAATCTTTGAAAAACCAGTTGGAATTCCACGTAATCCTGGATTTGCTTTTCTATGAAGGTACTCATCCCAACGATTTAATGGGTTGCTTGTAATGTCTAGGTCACTACTCTTAGAAAGCCCAGACTCTTCTATGTGCACTAACCCAGATTGTAGAGTTGATATTGCAGACTCATGATCTTGGTTTTCAATTCCCTTAATAGCCTCTTGAACGATTGCAACAGTTGCAGCACGTCTACGTTGGTCTAAAAGAGAGTCTATGTAAAAATCTATTTTATCTGGTGCGTTTAATAAAACATAAGTTGGATAGTTTTCTTTAAGAGTTTCTAAACTTGGAGTTTCTCCATACTTTTTATAGTGGTCACATACATAACTAAATAACTTCTTTTCATTTTTATCAGCAAACCAATGTTCATTTACATTTTTAGTAAGTACATACGCAAGAGACTTCTCTTGAATGACTTTACTTAGTAATAATGATTCGTGGTTCATAATTGTGAAAAGTCCATTCCCCAGTGACCGTACCTCAGTAAGCGAGTCGGCAAATCTAGCACACCTATAACCTCAGGCCTATATGGAAGCTCATTGACTAGGTGATCAATTGCGGTGTAGGAAGTAAAGTACCTAAATGGGTTAGTTCCCATTTTATCTAGTTTTTCAGTAACAACTTCTAGTTGCTCTTCGGTGTTGTTAAAAGAAACAAGTTCTAATGTGTATCCAACTCTTTGGGAAAATACATACAGTCTACTTAAGATGGACCTATTAAATGTTTCTGTTCGTTTAGTGACAGGTATTATTTTAAATTGTTTCTTAACGGAAACTTCAACATCAAGAAAAGTATCAATGACAACTATTACTCGTTTTGGTAGTTCGTTACTAATATCCCCCTTAAGCATTTTTTAAACTACCTCAATTTTCCCATACCTTATGACAAACTCTCTAAAAGCAGAGTTAGACTCTTGCGCTCTTTCTGCGTCTTCTTTTGATGCTTTAACTGAAATCTCTAAAGGATAAGTTCCTCCGTTGTTTTCAATTCTTGCTTTAACAAACTTAACGTGTTTACAAAAAGATCTTCCCTTAAACCCAGCGCAACTACAATAAAGATTATCTTTTTTATCAGTGCTAACTTCAAAGATGCCAGGACCAGGTGTTTGTTGTTGCGTTAAAAAAACTTGTATAAGTCTTAGGTCCTCAGTCACGTGTGCCTCTTTCATAATAAACGGAGATCTCCTTTCTGGTTTTCCCACCGTATCTCAATAAAAGCTTCTTTTGCAAAGCTAGCAGTTGAGCTACCGTAAATGGATTCCCAAGTTGAAAGTCCGTAGTTAGTAGTGACAATGGTAGGCAATCCTTTTGAATGGCGGGTGCGCAACACGTGGTGAAACATATTTTTTTGCCAACCTGAGGCCGACATGTGTTCTTTGCCTAAATCGTCTATTACTAATACACGAACGTTGTAAGAGTCGTCTTTAGCGTCCCCCAGTAACCCAGCAAAAAGTTGATTATCTTCAGGGTTTTGGTCATCGTCCATAGTCCTGCCTTTAAGATTTAACAATTCAGCAAAAGTAATAAAATACACAGGCCTTACTAAAACATCCCCAGTATTAGAAGAAAAGTTCTCCATTGAGAAGGCACAGAGCATATGCTGTATCGCAGCCACAATTGCTGTTGTTTTCCCATGACCGGGCTCTCCGGTAATAAGTAACCCTTTGCCGCTAGAGGGCTTTCCAGAGGCTCGGATAATATCTCCC